GTATTTGTAAATAGAACCTTGTGGGCTGGTCGTCCTTATCTCATGGACATGAAGTTATCTCCTGTTCATTATAGAGATTCACGGAATCAGTCGGTTCCTGGGTCGTTGAATTTAAAGAGAATGACAACCAAACACAAAGACACGGGTCAATATACCATAGAGATACAGAGATACTCTAGAGATGCAACATCTGTCAGAAGCGAAGCATTCACCTTTAACGATTCTACTGATCTATTGGGATCACTTCGTATTGATCAGGAAGGCGAGTTATTAACTAAGGTTCTAGGACACGCCGACTCCACATCCATTCATATCAAGAGTGATTTTCCCACTCCTTGTAACATAACCAGTTTAGATATCATCGGCAACATAAAGCGCGGTGATACCTCTATTCAGAAGTAAGGAGAACTACAGTGGCTGATTGGGTAAGATCTCCGGATAACAGATGGTTTGTTAACAATAGATGGATTCAATATGCCTTTGAGGCTGCGAAATCTGCCTCGCCCCAATGGAATTCACACTACGGACAATATGGTATGGTAACTAATTCTAAGGGATTGAACCCCAGTAATCCAGCATATCGTAACGTGAGAAACATTAGCGGTACGTGCTCTATATGCGATATGCTTGAGTGTGATACGTTGTGGGGAGATGAGGGATTCCTGTGTGATCTATCAAAAAGAATGGTATGCGAAAACGATATGAATGCAGCGTGTGACTGTGGCTATTGTGCATCGTGGTGCATAGAGTGTGGTGGAGATGATGAGTCAGAATTTTTAGCGGCTTGTGCTAATATAGACAATTGGTGTGAGAACGACTCACCGGAATTCCCTTGTGGCGTGTGTCCAAAACATTGGAATTGCCCGGATGGGCCACTTTGTGAGGATGATGACGAGTGTGTCTGTGCCTATGAACGGGAGTTTGATCCACTGTGTCTTGATAGAGGCGGCAACTTTGTTGATTGCAGTAGTGAGTTTGCGTTCTGTAGTCCTTGTGGTAACTCTTCTGAAGCACCTCCTTGCGCCGGAATAGTGGCCTGTCCCTGTACTGATGACTCTTGTCTATTACAGTTTCCCGGAGAGGAATGTCCTGCGACTTGTTGTATTCCCGGAGAAGAGGGATGTGTGGAGTGTTGTGAAGAGGACGATCCCAACTGTGGTGTATGGGCTCCTATTGAGCTCTGTTGTCCTGAGTGTGAGGATGAGTGTGCTCCCTTTGGTTATCCAATGCCACCATCTTTTTGTGAGGGATGTGAATATTGCAATGTAGATCCAACCGCACCTCAGTGTTTGGACGGGTCTTGTGTTGAGTGTAATGGCGTATGGCAGCCCGTTGAAGATGATTGTGTGCCACCAGAGTGTACCGACTTATCAAGTAATTGTTATGAGTGTGATGGAATATTAATCCCTATTTGGTTTGAGTGTGACGTTGAAGAACCATGTCCAAACCCATTTAACCCCGATTGTGGAACAGGAGGACCTACCGTGTGTTATGATTATAATACTAATGATCCCATATATTATAATGCATCTGCTCTAGGTGCATCTGTTATTGTTGATTATGATGACCCAGCAGCTGGAGGTTCTTATTCATACGGGAACGTAGCTACTTTATGTGAAGTACCTGATTCACTACAGCTGTGTGTATATTTAGTTACATCAGGAGGAGAAGAGACAAAGCTAACTTACCTCTCTGACTTCACCATTAACGAGACAACTGCGGTTGTTGTTCTAGATAGCAGTCTTTCAGTAGGTGGATTTACCAAGGTTCGATTGGCTAGATGCACAGATGATAGTAAGATGGTCCTGACATTCACTGAGGGTGCTAAGCTCTCAGCTGAGGATGTTAATACATCATTACATCAACTTCTTTTCCTTATCCAAGAGAAGGAATTTGGATCGAACACCTACTATCAAGTAGAGAATGCGTCGTCAACTGGGGCTTCCATGACTATGTTGTGTACTTCAAGCACGCTTGTTGATTATGATGGTTATTATTTTAATCTCACATCATATGAAGCTGCAGGAAATACAACCATTACCTATAGGTTTGATGACGCTGGTGTGATAGCAACAGGAGATCTTATCAACACTGATGAGGTATGTATCCAAATCTCCGCTGTTACTACCATAGATGATATGACCGAGGAGATAGAGAATGCTATTAATGATACAACCAACGGACATAACACGAAGCTAGATACAGCCCGGTCTACAACAGCGTCTGAGCTGAACGATAGATTGATTATTTCTCAGGCTGTTGTTGGAACAGCGGGTAATATCACATCCTTAGGTCATAGTTCTGAACTAGATACCCCCTTGTTTGGAGGAGTGGCAGTATGGGGCTTTACAAACGGACAAGACTACGATACGACCGACCCTATTATCACATTCAGTCCTCCCGTTAGCTTACCTGTTAACTTTGACCTATCCCTAACAAGACAAAATGATGTGTTGAGCTGGGATGGTAATGGATCATTCATCGGTAAATCACCCACAGATGTTGCGGATAATATACAACTTGATAACCTATCTAACTTAGCATTAACCTTAGTTTCTGAGGATGATATGTTAATGTTTGATGGAACGGACTGGGTTAATAAAGATTTTACTACAGAAGTTCTCGGAGTAATTAACCTAATTGATTACTCTGACTGGGTTCTTTATGATACAGCAGCCGATGGTAAATTAGATGATTATTATTACACAGGAGGCTCCTGTGAGACAGACCTAGATGTAGCATGGGGAGCTTCCTCTTCTTGCATCACCAACCTACCAAAGGACTTAGTTCCTAACGCATTTACAGCATTCGGTATTGGGTATTATGCAGCCGAAAGACAGATCTCTGATCAGATTTTATCTGGGACTTCCCAACTGAATACTCAGATCGACTCCAAGATTACAGATGCTGGCTCGGCTTCAGGCACGATTCTAACATCCCTAAGGTGGGAGATGGGCCGAGGTGAGGGTCGGGGTGTGGGTATGTCAGGCTATCTTCATATGTATCCTAAAGCATTCATGGACGTAAGAGACTTCGATCAACTAGATATGACAGATGCTACTAAGACTAATGTAGCATACTATCGATACTGGGCAGCAGTAAGTCCATCGCCTGATAATAAACTATTCAAAAGCAACATCACATCATTCACTTATAGTGGTGATAAGTCTACTACATTTGGTCTAGAGGGGCATCAATTACTCGATTCTGTTCCTACTGGAGCGCCTGTAACTGATAGATATCTGGGCCTTCTTAGAAAATCAATCAACAAAACAGACTGGAACTCGACACTGGGATACACTAGTGAAGAGCATCCAGCAAGTAGTGTTTATAGAGATCATACAGACTCTATGATCTTTGCTGATTACCAGTATACAACAGTGGATGTAACTGCAGTTGAGTCCAGCGGAAACAATCAAAACGGGGAGAATGTGTGGGAATCCACCAAGAATTTACCTTCTGTAGTAACCTACTACCTAGGACAGCTATGGGACGGTGCAGGGGACATTCCCAGCATCTTGGAGTGGGAAGGAAACCCATACCATGGAGGAGACCTTGGCCAAAGCAACGATGCAGATTCACTAACTACTGGTATTTTATCTGACCCAGCACCAACATATTTAGGGACCAGCGGCAATCATTATTTCTTCTGGAAGTGGTTCGTTACTGGTAAAGATACATCAGGAACAGGTTCAACTACCGATGAAGGTGTATATGATGAATTGTCTTATTACAATCCATTTGAACAACTTCTTTTGAATAAGGACGCTGATGCCGAGTTCACTGTATTACCAGCAGAACCATCTCCAACTGATAGCCCTGCTGGTCAAGAGGCATCGTTTGAAGGAGGAGGCTACTCTTTCCTCATCAACGCCAACAAGGTGTTCAGTACTTTAACAGACTACATGATTCCTGACATGCATGATGAGTATGTATTCTCAGTAGTGTTTGCAGACGCAGGTAAAGTAACAACAGCCAGTTGTGAAGATGCTCAATGCTATGAAGTTATGGCAAGCATAGATCAATATGTTGATGGATGTGCAGACGGAGAAACAAATTGCAGTCAAGTGGGTAATGTAGATCTTTCAGGGAGCTCTGGTAATGCTAATGGATATCATGTATATCCGACTGACTTCGATGCTGAGGTGGTTAAGATATGGGATTCATATCCGTATGATAAATTATCTATTGATGTGAGAAACAAGACGGGATCAGGCTTCGACTTAGTCCTAAAAGTTCCTCGATTTAAGAGAGTTGGTAAGATTAGTGTGTGGTCTGATGAGTCTGGCGGGGTGACTGACTATCGTCAACTATCGCTTAACTGGCTTGTGGATAATATTCCCGGTGATTGGGACAATGCAGCAGCCCTCAATCCAGAAAATACCACGGATAGTTATGCTGGTCCCCCCAACCTAACGGACATGACTGTAAGTAGTCCGGCAGCGTTTGATGTAGAGACAGCTGTTCAATATATTAGAATGGGAGTCCCATCGAATGTAAGGATATCCTTCTACACAATCAGTACACCCCAAGATAATGTCTTCAGTGATTCATAGGAGAACCTAACATGACAACACCAATAGTAGAAAAGGTATTTGCGGCAAACTCCTACGAGGTATATGCAGTTTCGTGGTCTGGTTATCTAACACTGATCTCAGATATGGGCATAGCTCAGCTTAAGATCTATTATAAATTATCAACGGAGAGTGATGACGACTATCAGTTGGTATCTAAATCATCTTATAAGGATACATATAATAGCTCCCTGAACTCGGTAGATCTATCGGCATGTACTTATAACCAAAGCGGCGCTGAACAGACCATAAACCTAGATAAGACCATTCATGATATCAAGTTAGTTCGATCAACTTCACATACTCCGTTTGTGGAATTCACTGATGGTGCAAAACTATCGGCTGAAGACCTTACGGTCATGGATAAACAAGCTATCCATTTGGTAGAGGAGCTTGAGGCTCTTGCTAAAACTGATGATGATACAATATATACATACATCAATACCCAACTTGCTTTACATTACACCAAGACTGAGATTGATGGGTTCTTTAATACACTAACACTACCAAACTGGTCTTCAGGATATGATTATATTGTTGGTGACACAGTATTACATGACGATCCAAATACAGAAGCATCTACGCTTCTTGTGTGGTACTGTGCTGTAGATCATAGGTCATCTTCAGACGATCAACCAAGTGCTACAGGCGGTGGGTCAAGTTACTGGACGAACGTAGCTCCTGATACATCCCTAGATAATCTAAGTTATGTGAGAAAGAATCCAGGAATAACAGGAACTCCCTTGGACTGGAACACCATCACACCACAGAATACAGGATCCTTAGGACTTAAGGTCAAGTCGCTGGGTGATAATACAGACCTATCATCAAGCTTTATATTGTGTGATGCTGGTCAGACCAATGCGCTGCAGTGGTATCCTACAAAAACATCAGGAGCTTCTTCGGGTGCATTAGAATTATACAATAAAGCAAGTCTAATAAACAAAGGAGTCACGAACCTAAACGAGGAATCAGCGGGGTCTACCACCATCGGTTTGTCTAGCTACCCGTTAGCAGGAACACCGACTGGTTTTGAATTAGGATTATTCCCTTGGGGAACTAGAGATTCCCTTCGGGTATATGACAATGCTGGTGCAGAGAAGTTCACTATAGATTATGAAGGATCTCTTGTACATAGTGGTAACATAACAACCAACGGTGTCACTACACACATCAAGGGTCAGAAGCTTTTGATATATGATAATGCAGCTTTCTTTGGTGCATACTTAGATGTCGAAAATCCCGAGAGGATTAGATCCAACAGAGGTATGGCCTTTGGTTATCATGGGGCCACAGAAACTGACTCATGGACGCAGACTATTTACTTCAAGGAAGACACGGGAGATATAACCATATCTGGGGATATTAACGCTGATAATTTAACAACAACATCAGCCATAGAAACGCCATCGCTTAATATATCTGGTGTTCTATCAGCGGACTTCTTAAAGACTGATTCCTCAGGTAATGTTGTTGCTGGTAGCGGAGACACAGAGCTTAATAGAGTTTCTTATAATGTAGTGGGCTCTGATACTAGCTTGACAGATAGACAAGCTGTATACCTAAACAACTCCACTGAGTTGTGGACCACAGCACGGGCAGACAATGAGACAACTCTATGTAGTGGGTTTGTTGATAATATTACTGGATCAGACGGTGACCAAACCTTTGATATAGTCTTTGTGGGTTCTATCACAGGCTTCACATCATTGGAGATAGGTAACTGGTATTGGTTATCAGACACGACAGCGGGGGGTATTACATCCACCAGACCCGTAGGAAGTGGTGACTTAGTAGATCCAGTGGGTATTGCTGTATCGTCTACAATTTTAATGGTAATTCCAGCTAGACCTAATAAGTTAGCGGTAGTATGAGGAGGATTAGATGACTAATAATATTGATCTTATCGAGTTCACTGGAGATCCTGATCCAGATTGCAGTTGTGTGGCCTCGGACTTTGCTGATGATTTTGTAGCAAAGACTAACGGAACATGGATCACCTCCTTGGCATCGTCTGGGGGTGAGTCATCATGGTCACCTTATGCATTTACCATAGGAACTTCTGTCTCTACAACGGAAGCTGTTATGACGGTACAGGGCTCAACAAATAGCGATGCTAAAATTGAGGTAAAGAGCAGTACTGACACAACAACCGTTTTACCTAACTCAATTACATCGGGTGTGTTTACATCAGGAAGCGGATTAAATTTATCTAACACATCAGCTACTATACCCGCAGCTACCATGGGGGGCAACGTAGTTCCTAGTGTCACTAATACACACGAACTTGGTGCAGTAGGTACTACATGGTCTGATGTATTTACCAATGACATCAGCGTGGCTGGAACAGCTACTATTGCCACACTGTCTTTAACAGATGCCACGATGTCTGGAGACTTAGTAGTTAACGGTGATACCACACTAGGTAATGCCTCAGGAGATACGGTTACTGTAACCGCTACAGCCACTGTAGCTGAGAACCTAACCTTGACTGGTGGAGCAACACTAGGTAGTAACTTAGTATTACAGGGTAATGTTATTACAGGAACTAGCGGAAGCTTTAACTTCTCAACAGGAACTGTGACTGCTGCTGTAGGGACACTAACAGCTGCTACTGTAGCCGATACACCATCAGCAACAACGGATGTTGTCAGAAAGACTGACGTAGATATAGCATCTGATATGGCAGCTTCATTACCTAAGGTTACTGTGTCCGGTGGGTTCATTACAGAAGTAATCGCTGCGACATCTGCAGATTTACCTAACCACACAGGGCGACATAGCAGCACCACACGAACGGGAGCGGCTCCTGCGGGTGGCGAGGATCCAGTGTATTCCTATGAAGTTGGGGCTGTTGAGAGAGCTAATCCTGTGGTTGGATCTCCTCTGAAGATAACAAATGACACAGATTATACCTATGCCGATGCTTCTAATTACTTTGTTGTTATTGATTCTGATCAAAATCCAAATACTACAGGGCCAGAGGGTCAGATCATATTCCGAAAGGCAACGTGATGGATAAGATATGGATAAGAGATGCCTCCGGTAACTTAATTGTGTGTTCAGATATTTTCGTCAGACACAACGGAACGGCGGAAAGAGTAGATAAAGCATGGGTAAGAGATAGTGATGGCAATGCTGTCCTAGTTTACCCAACAGCTGAAGACCCTATTCCAGAACCTCAGTTCTATGATAAATGGTTTACTCTATGTGGCACGCAAGATTACTCTGGCTCGATGCCCCAATGGTCTTCATCAGACGCAGCAAACGTACCTAACATACCAATACAGGGTGAAGGATTGGGTAAATCTATCTATTTCTTTCAAGCATATGGATATGGATCTAACACATGGTCTCCTTATGGTCGCTTCGTGTGGAACTCAACCGCAGGATCGACGGGATCAAATCCAATTAACGGGTTGGACTGGGGTTACTTTGGATCTATAGTAAGAAGAATTCCTGATATAGAATCTACATCTGTCATACCATCCAAATACAAGACAAGACTATGGACACGACCATCTACACTAGAGCATCTGGGTGGGTGGAGTAATTTAAGTAGTATGGTTAATTGGGACAGAGACCCAGTGGAGGATCTGTCTGGTCTGACTATCAAGAGATCCTTAAACTCACCTAATGTCGAGAATACTGTTAGTTATTATGAATATATATCTCAGGGAAATAGAGGATCTGAGGGGCCTATCAATACAACATACACCCCACAACCCGATTGCTGCTATAGAACAAGCGAGGGTATCGGCAATTATGACTTTAGTAGTTGGACGGGATTCTCTTTCGAGCCTTCTTACTTACACTTCCGCGATGCTACGTCACAAACCATGATGAACCCTCCTTATACATATACCGAAGAAACTCCTAGTATACCTATGGTATCTATAGATGAAACAGGAACACCGGATGATTGGTCTGGTAAGTGGGTGGTGATAGAATTAGACACAGTTTTATCCACAAGTGAGTCGAGCTACTGTAGTTCTACTACTGACGATTTCCCTTGTCATAAAGATGAGGAATCAGCGGGTTCTTTTGCCGAAGAGAAAGAAATAGTGGTGGCCTTTGTAGCAAACAAAGACGGAGGAGATGGATCAGCATATGATTTCACTACTGATTATAATACAGATTCACAAGCTTCTGGTTTCTATGATGACGCGGGAGCGTGGACAACGTGGAACGGAGACGACAATGTATTCTTGTTTATCCGATACCGAACAAGATGCTTCAGTAGATATCATAATCAAGTAAACGATACATACACACACCGTCCCCCGACTATAAAAGAATTCTGGATATCTCCCAAGGCATGGGGTAGAGTTAATGGATCTGGGAATGCTTGGAGTTCAAATTATATAGGCATGGTGCTAGACACAATACCATCTATATACACAGACCCGTGTGTTGCAAGTACTCCAGATCATGCTTATCTTAATGTACCTAAGTATTTCTTTTGGAATGTACCGTTAGATACATGCTCAGACTCAGCGCCTTCAGGAACTATTGTAGGGTTTTCATCACTATCTGGTCCTACCAGTCCTACATGGGCATGGGGAACGCCGGTGTCATATGAAAGTTGGTCTAGTACCACACAGAGACAAGATTTAATTGGGTCTGGTGTGGACACATGGCATACATTTAATCCAGATCCTACACATACGGACTATCCGAACTCGCCTATGGCTAGTTATGAGTATGGTTTATTGGAGTTTAATTCTAACTTCTCCTCCATAGAGAACTTCCCGTTTGGTGTGGGACATGCGTGGGGAGGTGACATACTATCGCCCGCTCCTTGGTGTCCCTGTACCATTTCCTTCTCAACGAAAGGCACTGGAGGAGAGCCCACTAACGTAGATCCTCCAGAAGGAACCGAAGATGTTCCTTGCCCTTGCTCAAATGATTGGAGTGGAAGTACCAATGTAGTGGCAACGAACTCTAGGAAGTGTTGTTCTCCAACAGCCCAGCCCACAACCATATATCTACTAGATAAGACAGAGAGTGACACGCCGGGAACATGGGATCCATCGGGGTGGTCATCTGGCGTTCCGTCTGAAGTAACGTGGAGTCAGTGTGCTGCCGCCACCGATGGATCTTGCTGTACTGGATCTGATTGTATAAATTGTGGTAATAGTGCATGTGGTAGTTGTTTCAAACTACAAGAAAATTGTGGTTATTGTAACTGTGCTGCCTGTTGTAATACTGTTATACAATTCTATCCCGACTGTGAGAGCAATTGGGGACAGGACTGTGCTGAAGCGGCTACGATACTCTGTACAGAAGCTGGAGGAATAAGTTGTCCAGATGATCCATGCTGGCCTGAGTATGATGGAGTTGGGGTGTGTGATGATTGCGAGTAAAAAAAGGAGGAATCTCGTGAAAGAAGATAAACAAACAAACATAGCTGCAGCAATGCAGGTATTGCAGATACTTGTACTAGCTATTGGATTAGCTGGTGTTTTCGTGAGGCTAGGAGAAAACCAAGCTAACCTAGTGAATAATATAAACGAATTATCAGAACTAGGAGCTATTGTACAAGACTTAGTGAAATCCCAAGTTGAGTATGTATCAAATGATGTTAGATTAGAGGAGAGAATGAATGCGTTACGTCTTCGGATTGATCGTCTTGAGCGTACTTTCTAGTTGCTCTAGTGTCGAGAGTATTAACAACAATGCATTAGATGTAGCTGACATTGCTCGCAGTAGTCTAGGCAGGTTCGAAACTATAAGCCAAGAGGCCCGAATAACCGGGTTTGTTGATGAAGAGTTAATACTAAGGGAATCCCTTAGTGGCATTGAAGAGCAGGAAAGAATAATAAATCATGTTAATGATATTATAAAAGAAATTCCTAACATCGAAGACAGTATTCCTTGGTGGGCAAACCTAATTCAATGGGGATTTATATCGTTAGCAGTGGTTGGTAGCTTTGTATTACTATGGTATTTAGGATTAGGATATCCTATCAAAGCTATCATGAGAAGATTCGCATCACTTATCCCAGCCCGAAAGAAAGAAGCAGCCAAGCTTCTATATGAAGCACAGAGCCCCAACTCAGACACTACTGTGAATGAGGCCGTGGCTGTTCTCAGGGCAACAGATAAAGATTTTGATGCAGCATATAAGAGACAAGCAAAGGAGAACAAATGATTATTGCAACTCTCGGTGGCTTCTTAGGAAGCCTTTGGTTCGCTGGCTTAGCAGCTGTAGTTGGTTACATCGCAGGTAATCTATACCCATTATCTAAATTTAAGGGAGGTTCCAAGTGAATGATAAAGTAACTGGATTAAATGAAATGCTGATGGATGCATTAACTAGGGATTTAACAGATCCTGATAAATGTACCCCCGGCTTATATACTGTTGTTAGGGGAATCATTAATGACAATAGAGATGCCTTGGATTCTATCCCATCGAAAGCTCTTGAAGAGACACTGAAGTCTATGACAAATAGTGTTCCATTTAAGATTAAGGAATCAGCATATTGAACATACCTGATGAAGTTATCTCTGATTTCAGGAACCATGTGTTCTTTTGTATGAAGTATCTAGGGCTTGGAGAGCCCACCCCCATGCAGTATGAGATCAGTAGACAGCTTCAAGAAGGACCAAGCGATTTTATAATGGCAGCTGGGCGTGGAACAGGGAAGTCCACGCTCACTGCTATGTTCGCCTCATGGTTTCTTCTGGTGAATCCAGATAAAACCGTTTTGGTATTATCAGCTACACAGCAGAAGGCGATTGAGTTTGTATCTCAAACTCGCAAGATATTATCTGTAGTTCCTTATTGTAATCACATGATTCCAGACGAGCATACTAAGGATTCAGCACTGGGTTTCAATATAAACAACAGAACCACACATACTCAGGATACATCCTGTACAGCACGAGGCTCCACGAGCCAGATAACGGGCCTCCACAGCGATCTGATTGTGTGTGACGACGTAGAGATATCGACGAATACACAGACGGCAGAGGCCCGTGAGAGGCTTCTACATAAGCTTACAGAGCTAGAGTCGGTTCGAAACAAGGGATCGAGAGTTCTCTTCCTTGGTACACCCCACTCAGCTGAGAGTATTTATACAGTTCTAAGACAATCATACCCCATGATTAAGTATCCTGCAATGATGCCCGATGAAAGCTTACCGGGGGAATCTGAGGATGTGGCTGATTGGATTTGGGACCTACATGTAGAAGCAGGTGAATCCACTCAACCATCTAGGTTTGATAAAGAAATGTTGTTAGAGAGAAAGGCCAAGATTGGACCCAAGGCATTTGCCTTGCAGTACATGCTTGATACATCTCTTGCTGACAT